GGCAAAAGTCACAAAGTCCCCTGCCTGAGCGCCATGCCCCGCATCCGTAACGGTAATCACGTTGGACCCGTTTGTTGCAGCAAACGCGTTGGGGGCCGCAACCGGTCCCGGAGGAGTGCCTCTCAGCGGAGTCACATCGTAGTAAGCGCCGCCGTTGCCGTTTTGAATGTAGTATTTCAGGTTTGTGCCAAGCCCCATCAGGTTGTAGCCTGCGAGGTTAAGCCAGTTCCACATCGACCGGCAGACACCCCACAGCGTGCCAGTAGCGGGCTGCAAAGCGGAGTTGTTGGGGCCTGTGTCTTTTTGCCACCCACCAATTTTTTCAGGATAGCCAGAACGAAAACGGACTTTATCCGTCTCAAACCAACCGCCCTCGTTAGCAAGGGTGGTGCCTTCACGGTTAACACCGGGGCGAAACTGGAGTTTTTCTAATGGCATAGCGTCATTTTCCCATCAGGAAGTCAAGACGGCAAGCGCCTCGTTGGTGTGTTTGATGCGGTCGGCGAGGCCAATTGTGCCCCCATTGATCTTCTTTGTCAGGGCTTCCCAAGCCCCAATGTCGGCCAAGCGGTTGCAGTTGTGTGTAGCCCAGAACCAACCCGCCGTCAAGGCGGCAAACTTTGGGGTGCGAACCAAGTCAGGGTTCATGACGAAATCCTCCCCGAGCTTTTTCCCTGCATGGAAGAAGTTGTCATGGCCGGTCAACTGGAGCCAGCCCGATCCCCGGAAACGCCACCCATCGTCAGACGCTTCATCCCGGTTGCCCATACGGTTAGAGTAAACCTTATTAGCTATTTTACGGGGGTTGCGGTGGTAGGGCTGGGCAGACTCCAGCGTGGGGAAGCGCTTGGGCCAAATCTTCATCAGGCGCTCGGCGCTGTAGTTCAAGTTCTCCTCCAGCACCCGGAAGTTACCCGACTCGTGGCCGCACTGCCCGATGAAGGCGGCTTGCTGCATGGGAGTCTCAATCCCCCAGACCCGGAACGTCCCGTTCAGAATGGGCTCCAGCGCGGGGTCGATGTGGAGTTTTTTCAGTTGTTCAGCGGTTACCATTTATTTGCTCCCTGACTGCGTTGTAGGCGTCGATGCAGGCGTTGAGTTGGTTGATTGCCCTGTCTCCGTCGGCTGCGATTTGAGCAATAGCGAGGAGAGTCTCTCGGTCAGATTCGGTTGTGCCTTCTGGAGGCCCGCTGGGAGCGGGGGAACTTGGGGTGGACTGTACGCAACTTGCGGAGGGGAGGCGCACCCGGCCAGCACGAATGGCACGATCAAGAGCAGTTTGTTTTTCAGTGACGACATTGTTGGCCTCCTGCAATTTGGCTGCTTGGCTGTTGAGTTGTTCCGTAAGTTTGCGTTCAGTTTCACGAGCTTCCTCGTTTTTCTTGGCAATTTCAGCCTGCATTTCGGCATCCCTGTCCCACCAGCCATTGTGGTGGCCGTACTTATACGAGCCACCCAAGGCGATCAAAACCGCCAAGATTACCCAAGGATTGGGCAACCCAATCACGACTGTGCCCTCGCACGCTCTTCAGCAATCTCATCCCGCTCAGGGTGCAAGTAGTCTGCCGGGGTTGTTGGGGGTGGCGGAGGTCTCCAGTCCTCGTCCAACTTGGGGTTATCAAAACCCATCCAGTTGAAGTCAGGCATCGCACTTTTAGCCGTAGCCGTGTTTGTGTTGGTCTGCGTAGGGTTCTGGGTGACGATGATGGTGTCGTTGTCTTGCCTTGCCGCCAGCCGCTCCGACACAGCGCTCACGCCCTTTTTGCTCATCACACCGCCAATACCGCCCACAATCAGCAGCACGATGTCGTTGAGCATCTTGGTATAGGCTTGGTCAATTGGAGCCATCGACTTGATAGGCTGCGTCACAAACGTGACGCTGTACAGAATGAAGAAGACAATCCCCGCAAGGATCATCGTGACCACGCCGACGACAAACGCCCAGACGCGGACTTCGATTTGGTCTTCAGTTAGACGCGGCTGAGGCGGGCGCTGCGGGTTGGACATTTTGTTTCTCCAGTACAGGGGCTACAAGGTAATCTGGGCAATCTTGGGTGAACAGGCAGTCAGGCCGCTGGCACCGCTTCTCCGCAAAATGCTTGGGGTTCTGGCAGTGGTAGCGGTACCGATCCTCGCAGCCCGCAAGGCTACTCAGGATCAGGAGGATCAATCCGAGGCTTCGCATTTTTCTTTTCCTTTTCGTCCAGTCTGAGCAGCAGGGCTTCGTTCTTCCGTATTTGTTTGTCGATCTTCATTGTTTGGTAAATGGCCAGCGGGATCAGGATCATCAGGATGATGAGGATGAGGGAAACGATAGCCACCCAGTACCCAAACTCAGCGCCGAAAAGATTCCAACCAGTTGGAGGTAAATCAGGAAGGCGGCTATCGCGTACATTGTTTTGTCCACCCTTAGCCGACGGCGGTAGTCTCGTTGCCATTCTTCTTCCCTTTTCTGCTTCAACTTCAACTGCCGGTCAAGTTCCCGTTCTTCCAAAATCTGGTTGTACATCCTGAGAAACCGACTGTAAATGTCCGCCAACCCAATTTCCTTGGGAGTGTAGATCATGGCTTCCCTGATCTGGACGGTCATCTGCTCAATCTGCATCTCAATCTGTATCCTGTCTAGTGCCGCGCCCTCGATGTCCTGCGTTGTTTTTGATTCCTCTTCCAGTTGCCGACAGTAGTCGTTCAACTTCCGCTTGATCTCAAAAAACTGTTTTAGCTTTTCGCAGATGTCATGGATTGCTCTGGCTTGAAATTCTTCGTAAGAGAGTTCAGGCTCTGCTTGTTTGCGATTTGCCTTTTTCTCCACCCGTTGCTGGGTTGGCGCAGGCTCGGCGGGTTGGACGGGTGAAACATTGGGAGTGGGCTTAGAGGTCGCATCCTTCTTACCTCCAAAAATGGATTGCCAAAAAGATTTAACAGTCGTCCAAAGAGATTTGGCCTCAGTGACAAAAGCCTGCGCCTCACCCACTGCTTTCTTGAGTTCCCCGATCTGAGCTTTACCCTGCCGGAGAAGGTCGCACCCCTGCCGGATACCGGCCACAATCCCTTGCGCTGCCATAAGGAGTGTGAACGGGTCCACATGCGCGTCCTCAGCTAAACATCATGAACATGCCGCTGGATAGCGACTTGAAAATCCAGCCGGTGTTGGTGCCCGCATTGACCGATCCCGCCCCCGCATACCATGTGTTTGCTGGCGTAGCGTTAGACCTGCTGATGGTCAAGTAGTTCACCGTGCCGACTTTGCCGCTTCCGAGCTTATTCAGCGTAAACGTAGAAGACGTGCTCGAACAGGTGAGCGTAACTAAATTGCCCGCAGACCCTTTGACCTTAAAGCTGCCCACGCCAACAGTCGTCGATGCTCCAAAACGCAATGTGTACGTGGCTGTTTTTGTGCTCTCAATGCCGTAGGTAATGTTTGCTGAACCTTGAAAAGTAACAGTCCCAGAGCCTGAACCAGACCCTACGGTAATTTTGTTCCAAACCGGAGCGGCGGCTGTCGAACCTGTTGGAGCAAGATAAAAAGTACGACCGCTTGTCCCGTTGTACGTCAAGAAAACAGGCGCATCGGACGGGTAAATTGTTACCGGGTTTGTAGAAACTGACGAGAAGCGAAAAACAGTACCAGAACCTGTGAGAGTCCATGTACCAGATCGCATGTAAAAATTGATACTTGTGCTGGAACCGCCTTGAAACGCGGTAACTGAAGCTGCTGTTACATTGTAGTTGTTAGCGTCAAACACAATTGTTGGGGCAATAACTCCTAACGATGCGTAGGGCGCAACAGTAAACTCACTTGTTACGTTTAAGTTGCTGTTGAGTGTGTATGCGCCGTCTTGTAGCGCCAAAGTGTAGATTGTTTGATTTTTAAAATCCAAGTACCGCGTTGTAGAAAGCGTAGTAGAAGGCCACAGAATAAGCCGGGGGCTACCTGTAAGCGTTGTGCTTGCGTTCAACGATACGGTGTCTTTAATCATCCACCCTTCGTTTCTGGAATAGATATTAAAATTAAAATCAAACGTGCCGGTGTAGTTGCTCAAGCCAAGCGTTGGAATACACGCAGTGTATAAATTGTCGATTGTGTATGGGCCAGTAGAGCTTCCGTTAAAAATAACCGTATCTTGAGGCAATGGAACAGTGGCCCCCGAAGCCCCACCGCTGCTTGTAGACCACATAGAGGTTTGATGCCATTGAACGCTTGAGCCCACAGCGTAACGAGTGACGGCACTTGTGAAGTTGATGTTGCTGTTGTTGCCCCAGTTACCGGCCCCATTAAACGGCGCAGCCGCTCCCGCCGCAGAAATTCCAAAAAAGTCTACGTTAGAAAACGACTTTGTGCCTACCGTAAGGGTCAAAGGGAATGCCGAGATTGATGCAAACGCAGTGACAACCGGCGTAATGATAAAACGGCTTGTCGCATTAAAGCTAGTCACCGTCATATTAGAAATGGTCATGCTGCTTCTAAGCTGGATTGGTGTTGCACGAGCAGCGGTCTGTGTAGCTTTAAACGTTGTGATGCTGGTGGCTTGTGTGTCAAAAATAATACCGTGCACAGCGTCAACGATCTCGACGTTAAAAAGCGACATCGTGTTGCTAGAATAGTCTTGGATATTTACGGCAGAAAAAGTGGATGTAAGATTCCCGTTAAAAACAAACTTAGCGCTGTTGCTTGTTGTTGTGTTTGTGCCGGTTAAATAAAGATTCATGTACCCAATGTTTGCCGGATTTGCCGGGGGAGTAAAAGTAAATGTCGAAGTCCCCAGCGCCATAGTAGGGCCTGAAGGAAGACTAAATTCAACCACAGGAACAAACACAGCGCTGTTGCCAACAGTGATTGAAAAATTTGCACTGTTGGTATTGAACGCGCCAGTTCCTGACGAGCCAACAGTTAAACGGCCTAGCGTATGGGTACCGGCAGCAAACGCAACGGTCCCCGCAGAATTTTGAACATAGATTCCGCCCAAAGTAATCCCGTTAGTTGTGATAGTTGTTGTTTGCCCAGTAACGGCAGAAACAAAAAACGTGATGTACTCGTAATTTAAAAATGTCATCCCCGAGCCAAAACGCAGCGTTCCCGCAGTTGCGGCTGGAGGGGTGACATAAAAATAGGTGGAAGACGTGCGCGTTCCGCCATCCCAAGTACCGGTATATCCGTTACAGTCGATGCTTTGATACTGGCCAAATGCGTCATCTGAAAGCGTAACAGTACCGCCACCCGAAGAAGCATTAAAAAACACAACGTCAGTAAGTGAGGGCACAGACGCGCCACCAGCGCCGCCAGAAGTCGCAGACCAATTTGCAGTGTTTGTGGCGTCCCAAGTACCGGAACCGCCAACCCAGTAGCGGTTTGCCATTATTTAATCCCTTGCACTTGTTGTTTCCATTCATTAAAAAGTGACTTCTGCCACTCTTCGCGCTGCTCTTGCGTCATGGCTTCCCACTCTGCTTTTGGCCACTCTGTGACCGTGCGGTATGTATAAGGCAAGTCTTCAGCCGCCCACTCAACGCTCACAAGTTCTGTAACAGAAAGTGTTCTGACTCGCATATCAAGACTCCTCTGCAACGGCCACAGCATCCCAACGAAGTGCTGCGCTGTTATACACACATCCGACGTAGATGGTTTTGTTAGCCACTGTTGTTGTCGGCAAATCTGTGCCAACCGCTCGGTACGATCCGCTTGAACCGGTCGTCCACGTAAGTGCGCGAGCAGTGCCGTTGTCTTTGATTCGGATCATCAGCTTTTGCCCGTTTAGGGGTGTGCCGGTTGGGGAACCAAATGCTGCGGCAGCAGCCAAAGCAGTAAGCTCGTATTGGTCGGTTGTATCCGCGTTGGGAGTCGGTGTGGCCGAACTTGCCACGCTCACAACACGGGGGATGTTGCGTAAAGCAAGAAAGTCTGTCCCGTCAGAATAAACGAGCAAGGTCTGACCGGCATTAAGCGTAACTCCTGCTCCAGCCGCTGTCGTGTTACCAATCACGGTGGAGTTGTAGATCGTCATGTTGTACGAGCTACTGTTGGTAAGAATATACGACTTTGGATTTGGCGGCGCAAAAATTGAGAAGTCTGCGCCAGTCACCGTGCTCACGCGAAGCGCTGCGTAAATTGACTGATTGTTAGCCGCCGTGGAAGTTGGCCCGTTGGTGTACGTAAGCGCTTGGGAGGAGGCAGAAACAACAATAGCTTGGGAACCCGCGATAGCTTGGTCAAAAATATACGCAAAGTTATCGTTTGTTGTGTTGCCCCATGTACCCGCTTGATCGCCAGAAGTAATCAATTCGACGCGGAGGTTGGGAGAGTATGTGGACATTTTTATCCTTCCTTGCTTGCAATCAGCGGTTTGGCAATCTCGAACACAGCGCCGGGATCAATTCCTTGGGGCACCCCGGCAGGGTCAATAATGTCACAGACATCATCCCCGTCACGCAGTGCATGGATGCAGTAACAGAGGGTATTGTCCTCCATTGCCGTGAATTCGTGAACCACCCCAGCCTTAATGAAGATGATCTGGGGGGCCACAAAATAGCTGGTTTTGCCGCCAACGACCGCCTTTACCGCACCCCGAGCCAACAGGGTCTGGTGGTCAAAAACATGGTCATGCCCAGCGTTTACATCGCCCGCCTTTTCAAACACCATTTGGCGGATGTAGACGTTGGCGACACAGCTAATTGTAGAAATTGGCTCAGCCATTGGACACCCCAAGTTGGCCCGGTGCAGTAGGCAAAGCGTAGTTGTTGATGTCCGCAACAGTACTAGGGAAATCCCTAAGTTCTTGACGATAGGTAAGCCACGCCATGTACTCGGCATCGGAGATGCTAGTTGCAACCCCAAGCTCTTTTTGGTCTCGGTGCCGTTGCACAACCCACTCCGATTGAATCAAAGCATGGTCGCGGTAAGCCCGCATAGCAGTCCATCTGTCTTGCATTTTGTCTGCCTCGTATTTGGCAAGTTCGGCGGGGGTGTATTTGTCCAAAACAGCCCATGTTTTCACCCACAAACCATCAACAAGTTCAGGCAAAATTTCTTTACTCACCTGCGTATCTGTTACGGGTGGGGGGTCAGTATGGTAAACAAATACATACCCTTCGGGTAAATTGTTGTTGAAATCCGGGTCGATACTCATGTGTGGCAGACTGGCGCGAATGTACTGCTCAGTCAAAGGGTATTCAACAACAATTCCGTTTTCAATTCTTGCGTACATACAAACCTCAATTTCCTGCTGTGTATGGGAACTGTCTTACATTACCCGGCCAAATCACACGAATTGCGCCGGCGCTAGCAACCCCAGTAGCTGCTGCGTCCGCGCCGGGAGCCCCCGCGCCGTACCCTCCGGGATTGTATAAACCCAAAGAAGTGCCGATCCGGTACGGCACTACCCCGTTTGAACCGGCCACTTGGGACGGATTGGAAACACCTGCACTAGAAGACGAAGTAGCCGCCGAAACACCGCCTTGACCGCCTCCACCAAGCCCATAAAGGCCAACACCTCCTGCAACGCCACCAACACTACCGCTTCCGCCGGTACCGCCTCCCCCACCACCCCCTCCTAAACTGGGATAGCCGCTAGCAAGAGTGGTTCCCGCGACAACAACGTTGCTTGCGTTGCCGCCGTCGTTTGTGTAACCGCCAGCGCCTCCTCCACCACCGCAAGTAGTGGTTAGCGCGTTCCCGCCAAGCCCCCCGTTACCGCCGCCAATAACACCGAGTAAAAAGTCAGTGCCGCCAGAAGCGACAGTACTTGCAAGAAGTGTTGCGGTTGGCTTTTGGCCACCACCTGCCCAAAGCGTTGCGTTGCCGGTTGTTGTCCCGTTAAAAATAGTATTTCCGCCCGCCGTTGCTGCTGCGGCTGTAGCAGCAGAAACTCCAGCCGCTCCAACAACGTAAGGGATGATTTGCCCCGGAGTTACAGACATGTTGTTGTAGTAGCGTAAAGACCCGCCACCGCCCCCGGCACCACCAGCAACTGTGAATACGCCCCCACCACCACCGCCAACACAAACCACAGAAATACTTGATACGCCCGGAGGCACTACCCAGTAATCGTATCCAAGATTAGAAACCCCTGTAAACGAACCTGTACCGCCTGCGCGAGCAGAACCTGTGTCAACCCCTCCAGCAGCACCGCCAGTAGCAGTCAAAGTAACTCCGTTTGAAATAGTTACTGTTGTTGTTCCACCGTCAGTGCCTGCACCCGCGCCCCCAATACCGTTTGCGCCTACAGAATAGAAAAGCGTTGTTGTGTTATTGGGCAAAGGCACAAACGCGTAATAAACAAGACCGCCAGCACCGCCTGATCCTCCGTAAGAAGGAACGGCATTACTTCCGTTACCTCCAGCACCGCCTCCTCCTATAGCCCATATATAGCAAAGAGTGGTACCGGAAGGTAGCGAATAGGAGCCACTTGTGGAAGTCGTGTTTGTAAAAATTTGATTTGTTGTTGTTCCAGCAAGAGTGTTGATGGCTTGAACAACAACTGCTCCGTACCCACCATCCCCACCAGTCCCATCTTGAGCGCCACCACCGCCACCGCCAAACAGGCCTTTCCCACCATTAGAAACTCCAGAGCCAGAACAAGACCCACCACCGCAGCCAAACCCGGTCGCATTGCCGCCGCTTTTTGAAGAGTTTGTGCCCCCCGGTCCCGGCCCTGTCCAAGAATAGCCCAACGCTTCTACAACTTTTTTCAGACGCAATAGTTGGGAACTGTTGGATGGGGTCTGTGCGCCAACTTGATAACTTGTAGGGGACGCCGTTCCGGGTACGCCCGTAACTACACCAGCAGCAACACCCCCGCCAATTGCCCCGCCTCCAGTTGCGTTAAAACTGGTAAACCCATTCCCTGCGCCACCACTGACAGCAAGCACATTCGCAGATTCTCCAATAAAAACTGCTTCGTTGGGGTTTGCTTCCGCTAACGAAGAATCTGGAAAAACGTTCGTACCCGCGACAATCCGAACACATCCATTAGCGCCGGGTACAGAATAGTCGTAATTCGAATAATACCCATATCCCGGTCCACCAGCCCCATATAAAGGTGGAGGGGAGTAAGCGGGTAAAAAATTTGGCAAAGTTGTAGTTCCGAGCCCCCCAAAAGTGCCTGTTTCACCGCCCGACCCACCGCCTCCGGGCCAACCACCACCGACGCTACTATCGTAACCACCTCCAGCTCCACTAACTAGTGCGTTGCCTTTGTACGGATACACTCCGCCACCGTATGCCGCCCCGCGCGACAGCGATCGAGAATACCCGCCCCCACCACCTGCGCCGCCAGCGCCGTTAGCCGCCACCGTAGCA